GAAATCTTTGGTCAGCTCTGGGTCGACCTTGGCGAACATGAAGGCCGCGGTAGAGAAGGGCTTCTCGATCGAGAACTGACCGACGACGGGCTTGACGAACTGGATGGCCCGCTTGATCTCTTCGGAATTCTCCGCGATGAAGTTATCTACCTGATCCTGGGAGGGCTTTTCGATACCCTGATCATACTGAAGCACCCCGCGCGCGACGGCTTCGGCCTTCGTATCCCGACTTTTAGCCTTGGCCTTCACCGGCGGGACCTGGACCAGTGGGCTGATCTTGGCCGGTTCAGAACCGAGGTCGTAGGTGGCGAACGGCTTCCCGTCGATCATCTCGATCCGCAAAAGACTCAGCTGGCGGCCGTCGACCTTAACGTCCAGGGATTCCTGGATCTCTTTGAGGCTGAGGTCGGCAGGGACGGCTATCGTGAGCAGTCTGGTCATGCATCCTCCTATAGGAGTAGTCAATGGGATATCAACTCAATGACTAATACTATACATATAGCTTTCTATTCCCGCTACTTATCGCTTCCGGCCCTTGAGACGACTCTCGACTTCGGCTAGTCGCAGCTCGGACCTCTCTTTGGGAGTGAGAGGACCGCCGCCCTTTATCAGATAGCCGGGGGCATTGGTGTAGTCGTAGCCGCCGCTGCCCAGCCGGTCGCCGTCGCGGGCGGAGATCCTCACGGCCCGCTCGACCCCGCACCGGATGCAGACGAGCCCCTGGATGTACTCGCCGCGGTCGCGCTTGACGGTGGTGTAGTTCCAGGCGTGCTGGTAGGTCCGGCACATCCGGTACTTGGCCGGGATGTCCCGGTCCTCATGCTGACTTGCCATGGGGTTTCCCTCCCTCGTGGACCAGGGTGCCGCCCTGGGCGGCGTTGTATGCCTCGACGACGGGCTTGGGGACATACCCCTTCTCGCCCACATCGAACCCGTTCGCCCGGCCCCAGGCCCGCATCTTGTCTCGCTCGCCCTTGGTGGCCTTGTAGAGCGCGCTACGGCTGAGCCCCACTGGTGGCGGCGGCATCTTGGGTGCGCCGACCTGTCGCTTCTTCTCGTGGGCGGCATCGAGCCAGGGCTGTAGCGCCTTGCGGAGCTTCTCGAGGTTGGGGAGGGTTAGGTCTAGCGTGTAGACGAACCCCTCGAACGTCAGGTCTCGAGTCTCCTCGGCGAGCTTGGTACGGTCGAGGTCGTCGGTCATCCGGACGATCACTTCGCGAGCCATACAGAACAGTCTTACACAAGACCGGCTTGAGGTGTTAAGGAGCGGAGATCAACCCCTCTTAGATCATTCCCCGGCTAGACGGAGAATGTCCTCGGCAGTCGGGTACTCGCCGCGGACGCGCTTAGTCTTGGGGAACGGGACGTCCGGGTGGTCGATACCGTCCCACCAGACCGGCCAGGCGTGCTTGTAGGTGGCCTGCTTCTTGATGATCGCTTCCCTATCCATATCCGTACCCCATCCCTGGCTTGACGTTCTGTGGCGGCTGAGGCTTCCATGGAGTGCTCATCGGCATGGTGAAGGGCTTACCGCCCATCCCCTTCTGCATGTGCGCCTCTTCGGCCTGACCTTCTGGTCCATTATAGGGAACGCTGGCAGGCACGTAATTATGCCCGGTGTAGGTTTTGTAGGGGCTGTTGTGGTTGGTGGCGCGCTTGATCTCCTGGTCTGGGGGCATCGTGTGGTGGGGGTCGCGGCGGGCGAACTTCTCCCCGGCCTCGGTGAGGTCCCGGCTGTGGTGGATCGGTCCGGTGGACTTGTAGAGGTCTGGATTGGACCGGGCGTGGTGGAGCATGGCGTCGGCGATGCCGGTCCCCTGGAAGTCGGGATGGACATTGACGGTAGCGATCTCCCCGTCCGGATGCCACATGAGATGGCCTACCGGCCGGTTATCGTCACTGTGACGGGCCATGATGCCGTTGGTGTCCAGCTGCTGCACCGGCTGCATCGTGAGCGGCGGACGGGGGCCCCTAGCCCCGCGATCGGGCGGCGGGATCAGGTTGGCATAGGTATTCCAGTCGGTGTTCTTGGCGTGGGCGAGCTCGGCCTCGGCGCTCGGGTGGAGGTACTGCTGGTCGTCCTCTTCGTCTTCCTCCGGGGTGTTCTGCTCCGGCGGGTGGTAGGGCTCGTGGTCGTCCCACATCGAGTCCTCTTCGGCCCGGCGACGGGCGTAGTCGTCGTCGTCGCCGTAGTCGTCCCAGGAGGCGGTGCGGGGGCGGTAGATGTGCTCTCCGCCTTCCCATTCGTCCGGGTCGGTTACGACGTCCCCGTGCCCTACTTGCGTTTGTAGAACATGGCCAGTCGGAGCGTAGTCGTGGGCCAGCTGAGGATCGGTGGTGACAAAGTCCCCGGGAGCAATCGACTTCTGGTGATGGGGTGCCCCCCGATAGATTGTCACCGGATCGTCCGGGTGGACACCCTTGGCCTTGTCTAGGGTGGTGACCCCAGAACCCAATGGGCCGGTACGCGAATGGGGATCGTAGTCGACAAATAGACTGCCTGTTGGGTTAGAGCTGTTCAGCTCGGGAGGGGTAGCAGCCTCACGCCAGGGTGCCAACAGCTCGAACTGTTCTCGGGCTGTGATGATTCGACGTGGCACGGGGGAGGCCTCCCTTCTATTTATTTAGGGTCGAAACAGAAGCTACTCCCAGTAGGCGGCGTCGGTCGGCGGGACGAGATAGCAGGCGGCCAGGAGGGTCGACATGGCGTCGTGACTGTCACGGGCCTCTTCGAAGTCGAGGAGCTCCCACTTCATGACCATGGCCAGCTGACCACGCTGTTCTCGCCACGCAGCCACCTTGGTGGCGGCCAGTTGATCGAAGATCCCCTTCACTTCCACGGGGTATGGCCCCACCATGAAGTCGGGAGCGTACCGAACGATCTCACCTTCGATCTCGACCTCGAGAACCCCATGCAGAGCCCGGTCATAAAGTTGCCAGGAGATACCGAGCCGATCGCAGTTGGCGGCAAAACGCACCTCAAAAGAGGAGTCCATTCGATAGCCCTTGTAAAGATAGCGGCCAGAACCGGCCATTGAGGTGGCTTTGGCCGCGCTAATCGAGCGCCGGAAGGCCTGCCTCTCCTCATGGGACCTACGGTCATGATGTCCGGACAGGTCTTCTCCACGCTCGTGCAACCAATTGCGAATAGAGTCATGACTAACCCCCAACTCTTTCGCTATCCGGGGAACAGACCAGCCAGTATGGAGGAGATTGGCCGCTCGCTCTCCATGCGTCTTGTTGGACGGCCTGGCCTCGAGGAGACCGGCCCGCTTCAGGAACTTGTTGGCCTTACTGGCACCCCAACCAAAATGCTGCGCTACCCGCTCAGCGGACCCCTGCAGGATAACTCCATTAGTTCGACCTATTGTCTTCGGCTGGAAAGAGCTCTCCCAAACTTCTACAAGTTCGTCCTTCACCTTCTCGAACTCCTCATCAGCAGCACGCTGACGAGAGTTGGAGTAACGCCTTGGGAGGGTTGCGGAACCTTCTCGTTCTGGCCACTCATCGCGGTCACGCCAATCGCGAACGCTACGATCGCTTACCTCCAAGAGCTCAGCAATATGCTTGAGCGAGTGGCCCTGCAGCCACAATTCTAGTCCCTCGCCCCGCTTGGGGTGTCGTATGCCTGGTGCCATAACCCCAGCATAGAGGAAATGCTCCGATATTTCAACATGATTATTATGCAAGGGTTGACCAATGCCATTGCTTGTGGGTCTGGTCGTTATGAATGCTAATTATCAACGCAAAAACCCCGCACTTTCAATAAGTGCGGGGCCTTGCTTTTAGTGCTTTGACCTGCTGTTATGATACTTACGACTTGCGAAGTATCACGATTCCGCGGGGGTTTAGTACCGCCATTCCAACAAGTTCATCCATAACCCAACCCTTGTGGAATTGCTCCACCAGGTTGTTCTCTTCCACGTCGAGCGAGTACATGACCGGGAAGACACCCAGGAAGCTGGGGTCCGGAGTCAGGTACGTGGTGCCCGGCGGGATGATGATGGACTTGCCGATCTGGAACTCACCGAACTGCACGATGCGCTCGCCAGCCACGACCGAGTCCTTGAACGCCCAGCCGGTGGTGTTGATGTCCCACCGGTAGAAGTCGCGGTACTCCTGCGGGTTGCACAGCAGGCGAGTGCTGTCCAACATGCGCTGGTCGGTGAAGGTGACCGCCGTGTAGAGGTCGTCGGGCGACAGGTAGGTACCTGCGACCTGGATCTCGTTCGGCAGCGAGCCGGTAGTCGGAGCGGCGGTCGGGTCTACCGTCCGGTACTCCGCGGCGCTGACCTCGAGCAGGGTGACCAGTCGCGCGTCTTCCTGACGCATGATGGCCTGCTTGGTCATGTCCTGCGTGTACTCCACGATGTTGCTGCGGAGGTAGTACAGGTCTTCCTTCTTGATCTTCGGGAACGAAGCAATACGGAAGAGCAGGATCTCGATGCGCTTGCCTTCGAAGGGGGTGATCTTGATTTCACCCTCGTCGCCGTGCAGCAGGTACGCCTGGCCGAGGTCGTCCAGGATGTCGTACTGGATCGGCACGCCTGGGGTCAGGGTGTCTTCCAGCAGAACGTTCCGCAGGATGCCTTGGTAGCGCAGCTGCAGCTGGATCGGGCCGATCATCGACTGGCCGAGACGGATCATGCCGTTCTGCCGGTCGCTGAGGATGTTGCTCAGCTTGATCTGCTTGTCGCGGGCGGACAGCTTGCGGCCACCCATCTTGCGCATAGTGGATTGCATGTCCGACACATACTCGTCAGACTTCTTGGCGAACCGGCCAAAGCCGGAGCCAGTCGCTACTGGAACAGCCATTTCTCTATTCCTCCTTAGCTGTTTCCGACGGCGGTCAGCGAAGATGCAAAGTTGAACGGGTTGAGACGGACCAAGATCACGTCAGTCGACTCCACGTCCAGCAGCTCAGCCACGGCGTTGTAGTTGGTGGCACCAGTGGGGGTCAGGAGACCCACGCTGTTGGCGGTCAGCAGGGTGCGACCACCGTCGGTCGGGTTCAGGCCCGTCCAGTTGGCCGCGGTGTCAAACGCCGGAGCGATGACCTCGAAGACCGCATCGATGCCGCCGGTCCAAACCGTGAAGAGGTTGGTTCCGGTGGCGGTGACCTCGTCAATGCCGAGAGTCGGGGCGCAGAACAGGGCGGCAAGACCGAACGGCCGGGCGTTGGCGCTGGGGAGCACCGAAGCCGAGTTGACGGTCGTACCCGAAGAGCCCGTAGTGAATGGCGTGAAGACCTCAGCGGTCTTACGAGACATCACGGTGCCCGGCAGGATGTCGAACGACCGGCCCCAAGCTGGGTCCAGGAATCCGCCGTAGCTCGTCGCCTGGTGCTGCGCGTAGATCGGGCGCAGGGTCCGCTTCTGGGCGGGGTTTGCGACAGTAGGACGAAACATATTCTCTCCTCCTTCCAGAGGTGTCAGGCGCTCTTAGAGAAAGAGGCCGTAGTCAGTTGCGGGATCAGATGCAGAAGCACGTCGGGTGGTGCTAGCGGTACGACCGCTGGCGAAGCCCGGGGGGATGCTTCCCTTGGTCCCGCGAGAAGATGCGGCGGAGACCTTGCGTGCAGTCTTGGGTGCCTTGGCGCTGTCCTCGATGA